GGACAGAATATGATGAACATGGTAAAAACGATTTCATATGTACTAATGCTGTCACTTATTATATACGCAATGGCGCAATCCACGCTGTGGTACAAATGCGTTCAAACGACGTTGTGTACGGATACAAAAATGACTATGCTTGGCAGCTTCATGTTCTAAAAGATTTTGTAGACGATTACAACGCATGCTACCTTGATGGTGCCTGGGACGCCGACTATCGTAGAGAAATGGAAGTCGGTACTATCACATGGCAAGTACAAAATCTTCACGTATATGAAAGGCACTTTGATCTTGTCAAGTAAATGGGATACAAGATTTCTAACTCTTGCAAAAGAAGTTGCGTCTTGGTCGAAAGATCCATCACGCCAGATCGGCGCAGTATGTGTCGACAATCGTACAGTCATCGCAACTGGCTATAATGGTTTTCCTCGAGGTGTAGAAGATAATCCTTCACTTTACGAGAATCGCGATATTAAATATAAGTACGTTGTTCATGCTGAGATGAACGCTATCTTTAATGCCACATATAATGGCGTGTCTTTAGATGGATCAACGTTATACGTATACGGCTTACCAGTTTGTTCTGATTGTGCTAAAGGCGTAATTCAAGTCGGTATTAGTCGTGTAGTCATGCCTCAGCAAGAAATTCCAGATCACTGGACTGAGTCATGGAGTTTAACAAAGTCGATGTTCGACGAAGCGGGTATTCAATGGGAGTTTATCGATGCCTAAGACTCAAGAATGGATTAAACAAAAATTGGCAGAAGAGTCTGTTACTTATTGGACAGAAATAAAATTGACTAAAGAGGTGAAAGAACTAAAAGAAAAAATGAAAAAACTTGAAATCGATATTGCTCACCTTTTGCGAAAAGCAAATGGATAAAGTATTAGTAATAGGTCACAGCCCTTCCTCGAAAGAATACTGTCCGAGGAAGGGCAACCCTACTCACAATCGTCTCAATCGTTGGTTAGATGACTGTAGTGTGGAAATATACAGCTTTACTAATGCGTGTGCACACCGTGCGACTTCACTTAAATTGGCAGATATTGATAGAACATTTTTACATGAAATAGCAAAAGGCTATAATAAAATTCTATCATTAGGCAATGATGTGAATAATATTCTAACAAAGATTGAGATCGAGCATTACGCACTCCCTCATCCATCACCACTAAATAGAAAGTTTAATGACAAAGCGTATGAACCAAAAATCATAAATAACTTAAAATCGTATTTACAAATAGACTCAACTGTTGTATAATAGTTAGAGTAAGGAGAGAAATATGAAGACGATTATTCTACTCGGTCGTGGGACCGAAGGCTGCGGCGTTACACAATGCGCTATCCAAATGCAAAAAGTAACCGGAGCTACTATCCTCTCTGCGAATGATAAGAAGTGGGGAAGAGCCAAAGGCCTCTATATCGAACAGACTGAATTATCAGTCGGTACGGAATGGGAGCAAATGGCTAAAGTGATTAATTTACATGATCTATGCATCGTGTATTCTGTACCATCTAAAAGCCATCCACAAGATTGCCAAGACAATTTTCCAAAACTATTGGATGCAATCACAGTACGTAAAGCATTTATCAATGTAGACCATAAGGCTGCATCAATTGCACGTAATGCAAACCTTGTCGATGTTTGTAGGAAGATGGACGTGATTATGACTCATAGTCTAGAAAACGATTTCTCTCGATTTATGAAGAAGAATAAGATCCTCGTACCACTTAAGAAGATGGGACTCGGATTTGATTACGATGGTCACAGAGCAAAATACTGGAAAGCAATTCACACACAGCAAAGAAGCATGGTACGTTGGATTGGCAGGACAGCAATGTGGAAAGGTCCAGCTCTCATGATTGATTACCATCAAGATGCTTTGATGGATGCTGAATTTATTACAGTCCTTGAAGGATTAGAAGCATCAATTCAATATCCACTTGTGTTGTATCGCGATAATAAAAAAGAAACACCTACTGATCGTCGCAAGGTTGTCAATTACTTTCGTCCAGAAAAACAACATGGCGAAACTCAAAAGTTTTTGCCAGAATTTTACGGCACGGAAAAAGTAGGAAACGGCTCATACCTTTATCCTCAATATATAAATGAAGATTGTATGAATAGGATGTCACGTTCTGCATTTGGCGCAGATCTATATCATTTGAAAGCAGAAACCTATGGAAACAATATTGAGAACTGCCATGCAGAAATCATTGCATCAGGCGCAGTACCAATTTTTCATAAACACTTCTGTGATAATGTCATACATAAAGAACAGGGCAAGCCAGTAACCCTGTGTAAAGATACTGGCACAATCGGCCTTGACTATTCTAATTTTGAAGAATGCAAAGAAGTCATGGTCAAATTAAAAAATGATCCAGCGATGAGAGATGATTGGCGTGAAATGGCGTTTGAATTTTGGAAGCAACACTCAGATGGTGAGATGGTTGTAAGTGAAATTATGGAATTAGCCACAAGCGACGAACACCAACCACAAGGACTCGAGGAGTTTTTCTAATGAAAACTATTTTTATAACCGGTTTATCCGGCATGATTGGTTACCACACGGCACTAAAGTATTACGATCTTGGATGGAAAGTAATAGGTATCGATAACTTCAACGATTATTACGATGTCAAACTCAAAGGAGCGCGTGAAGCGATGCTCAATGGCCTTGGCATTAATGTGATTGAAGGTTCTATACAATATCCAGAATCATATCGAGATGCCATGGCTGAAGCAGACGTTGTGCTTCACCTTGCAGCATACGCTAATCCTAGGCATGCCATGGATGAGCCTCAGCTTTATATTGACACGAATATCACTGGTACGCAACGTCTTCTAGAAATTGCAGAGCAGCATGATATTCCAGTTGTATACGCATCAAGCTCATGTGTAATGCATGGACAAGAACTTCCATGGAACGAGCATGATGCTAACGGCCATCAGAATAATCCATATGGTTGGTCTAAGTATGTCAATGAATGCCAATTCAAGTATAGCAAGTTGTCTAAGTCAACTGGCCTTCGCTTCTTTACTGTCTATGGACCATACGGTCGACCAGACATGGCGCTGTTTAAATTTACAGATGCTATTGTAAATGGCGAAAAACTTACGCTGTATAATTATGGAAATATGTTCCGTGACTTTACATACGTAGAAGACATTGTACAAGGTATTACTTTAGTTGTAGATCAAATTCTTGATCCTGAACATGACGGCCATGAGCTTTACAATATTGGATATGGCGAACAAGTCAATCTTATGGATTTTGTTAAAGCAATTGAAAATGAACTAGGTCGTAAAGGCGAGTATGATCTGGTAGCAGCACATCCAGCTGATGTGCCAGCAACTTGGTCTGACACAAGTAAACTTCAAAAACTTGGATACAAGCCAACCACGCCGATCTCTGAAGGCGTAAAGCATTTCATATCTTGGTACAAGGAGTACTATAATGTCAATTAAAAAGATTGCAATAATTGGACATGGATATGTAGGAAAAGCTGTTGACCATGGCTTTTCCACATCACACGTTGAAAAGTGGTTAGTTGATCCAATTTATAATTCTACTATAAGTCAACTTAAACTTAAAACTCGTTTGGACGCAGCATTTGTCTGCGTTCCAACACCATTTGGCGATGATGGAAGTATTGATGCTTCAATTGTAAAAGAAGTTGTGACTGAACTACAATATTTCAATTGTCCTATTATCATCAAGTCGACTGTGACTCCAGATATTGTAGGCAAACTTTATGATAAAGACTCGAATGTTGTATACAATCCAGAGTTTCTAACCGAAGTAAATGCTCTCGATGATTTTATCAATCCTCCTATGCATATCTTTGGAGGTAATATTATGATTACTCGTAAAGTTCAAGAGCTTTACGAAAATCATAGTCAGTGTCGTCCTTGTCCAGTCAGGCATATGACTCCTGCAGAAGCTAGCTTTGTCAAATATGGAATCAATAGTTTCTTAGCTACAAAGGTTCTGTGGTTCAATCAATTTAAAGATGTAGTTGATCAGCATGATTCAAAATATAATGTTATTGTAAATGCTATGAGCATGGATTCACGCATTGCTTCATCACACATGCAGGTGCCAGGACCTGATGGTAAGAAAGGATTTGGTGGAGCATGCTTCCCGAAAGACACTAATGCTTTTTCTACTTTCTCTCAAAATGCTTTTACTGTTCTAGATGAAGTGATTCATGCCAATAATACATATAGAAAAGAATATGATTTAGATCATAGAGAAATTGAACAGAAAGTAAATTATGGCTAATTACGCAAGTATCGTTCCTCTAATTGGAGGTGAAACAATAGCAATGCAAAATATATTCGGGTCTCGGCCCGAATACATTCTGTCTTATGAGGATTTTAAAGCAAATGATAACCACTTGGTTGAATACTATAAGAGAGAAGTTCCCTACCATCTTATTCAAGGCGATTCTTTACCTAAGGTTAGGCCTGTTGATGTTATTAACACTGTTTGCCCTTGTGCTGGCCTTAGCAGTCTTAGTGTTACAAGCTCTTCTGATGCTGCTGCTAATGATTGGATGCGCACCAGTGCTCGTCACGTACTCGGTCATCTACGGCCCAAAGTCTTTTGGGGAGAAAATGCACCACGACTTGCTTCGAAGATGGGAGAACCGGTTGTTACAGATCTTCGAAAGATCGGAAGAGAAAATGGCTACACTTTTAGCATATTTAAGACAAAAAGTATCCTTCATGGATTATCTCAAGTAAGAGATCGTGCTTTTTATTTTTTCTGGAAAGGCGAAAAGATACCGCAATTTGAATATATAAAACGTGAGTATGAAACGATAGAGGATACGATTCGCTCCGTGAAGCGGGATCCTAGTGATCCAATGAACATCCTAACATCGAGTCATGCTCCTACACAAGATCCCTATTACAGGTACGTTCTCGAAGAGATGGAGAACGGTATTGATCACAGCTCGTTTCAAGATAAACTTGAAAAAAGTTATGATGTGAAGCACTACATTGAAGACAATGGAGTCACCTACGATAAAGTATCTAAATGGATGTCAAAGCATGGCTACGAGAAACAGTCTTCTCGTTGTATGGACATGTATCACAAATTAAAAAGTGGTGGCAATATTATGAGGAGAGGTGTCAATATTCCGAAAGGTTATATCGGAGCATTCGTTGGCGCGTATCCTATGACATTGACTCATCCAGATGAAGACAGATTTCTTACGTTAAGAGAATGCTTATCAATTATGAAACTACCAAAAGATTTTATTCTCCAAGGCGGACTAAAAAATATCAATCACATTTGTCAAAACGTACCCGTGACCACAGCACAAGACATGGCAGATCATGTTCTTCGTTTTGTTGATGGAAGATTAGACAACCAACTAATTGATACTGATTATCTCGTACAAGACAACAGATCTCAAACGCTTTCTTATGAAAAAGATAGTGTACAACTTGACGCATTTATGGTATAATAATATAGTTATTTAGGAGAGATATATGAGTATTATGGATAAATTGAAGAAGAATAGTAAAGTCAAAGAAACTTCTATTCTTGCTGATTCGAAATTCTTTACCGAAAAAGATATGGTAAAGACCGAAGTGCCAATGATTAACGTAGCACTATCGGGTTCCGTGGATGGCGGACTTGCGCCAGGACTAACAGTCTTAGCTGGCCCATCCAAACACTTTAAAACATCATTTGCTTTGATTATGGCATCAGCATATCTCAAAGAAAACAAAGATGCTGTGCTTTTATTCTATGATTCAGAGTTTGGTTCACCACAATCATACTTTGAAAACTTTGATATCGATACAAATCGTGTTCTTCATACGCCTATTACAAACGTTGAAGAACTAAAGTTTGATATTGTTGCACAGTTGGAAGGTATCGAACGCAATGATAAAGTTGTCATTGTAATTGATTCAGTCGGTAACCTCGCATCGAAAAAAGAATTGGACGATGCAATTAATGAAAAGTCAGTTGCCGATATGTCAAGAGCAAAAGCTCTCAAAGGTTTGTTCCGCATGTGTACTCCGTACTTAAACATGAAGAACATACCTTTGATTGCTGTTAACCATACGTATATGGAGATTGGGTTATTCCCGAAAGCAATTGTGTCAGGCGGTACTGGCATTTACTACAGCGCTGATAACATCTGGATTTTAGGCAGACAACAAGACAAACAAGGCACTGAAATCAAAGGATACCACTTTGTTATCAACGTGGAGAAATCACGTTATGTTAAAGAAAAGTCTAAGATTCCCATCAGTGTTAGTTGGGAAGGCGGAGTACAAAAGTGGTCTGGTCTGCTTGATGTTGCTCTCCAAGGTCAATATGTCGCTAAGCCGTCTAATGGCTGGTATTGCAGGGTTAGCCGGGAAACTGGGGAACTACTTGAACCAAAAGTACGAGAGAAACAAACTCTAGAAGAAGAGTTTTGGAAACCAATCTTTGAAGAAACAAACTTTAAAGACTATCTTAAAAATAGATTTTCAATTCTAAATGAAAGAGGCATTGAAGATGTTGCAGAATCTGATTGAACTCAAAGACTATGAACTAATTCCACACGAAGAAGATGA